ATTTGAATTAGAAGATATAGGTACTATAGTAAATAAACATTATCCCGATTTAAGGAAAATACTTAATACAGTACAATTCTCTATTAATGGTGGTAAATTACAACCGGATAAAAATGTTTTAGTATCTTCTAATTATATTAAAAATGTTATTAAAGAATTAACTGGAACAAAACCTAATTTTAGAAATTTACGCCAAATAATTGCTGATTCTGGTGTAAATGACTATGAAGAATTATTTAGGGCTTTATTTGATTATGCCTCTAAATATGCCCCCGAATTAGAGGGTTCTATAGCAGTAATA